GCCATAAATCCAACTTGACCTGTTGCTGCATATAATTCATTCAATCTCTTAAAAGCTCTACCTTGACGATCTGCTACCCAATAGTATGAAAAATCACCAAAAGCAATACTCTTCGCTGCTGATGCAATAGTAGGAACATATGCAGAAGTCTTTACTGGTCTATTAAAAATAGTGTCAGGAGTTCCAGCTGTAATAGATGGTTGCCATATATACTGTCCATTTCCATCTTTAAGTTTTCTTATTGTTTTTACTGTTGCATCATTCATTACAAACACAGAATTTTTTCTGTAAGGAGATTTTAAGCTATAAAACAAGTCCATAATCTCATCTAGGGTAATAGCTGTTGCACTTGCAGCAGTAACTCCAAGCTGTGCTCCACCAGTAGCATTAAAAATACCAGTTGGCTTTCCAGTACCGTCTCCTATAAAGAATGCTTCCTCTTCCTTTGCACCAATACGTCTTGCAAATTCTTTTGCAATATAACTCTCCAAATTAAAAACACTATCATTAAGAAGTTCCTCAGAAACCTTAATCATAGTGGCAAGTTTATATGCTCCTATAGACACTTGTCCAAACGAATCATCTGATTCTGTTATAATCCCCTCTTCATCAACCCAAGATGCTGTTCCTTTTCCAGCAACTACAGGTATCTTCTTGTCTCCAGAAGATGTAGTAATTATATTAGCAAGTTGTCTAAATATATTTTGTTCTTCTAAGCTTTCAATTAATATCTTTTCAAACTCATCTGGTGCAAGGAATCCACCTTCACTATCAGTACCAACTTGCAAAGCATTATTAATCTCAAAGCCATTCTTATTTCTCATAGCATTCCAAAAGGCTTTCACATATTCATTTGATGCCCTTCCTGTCTTTTCTTCATGAATATTAGCATTAGGATTATTTCTAATTGCACTAGAAGTTGCCCTTGATAGCTCTAAATCTAAAGCTGCTTGCCTTTCAAGTCTATCTATTTCCTTTCCTAAATTTACAACATCAGCTTCCATCTTTTCATAAGTTTCAGTATCTTCTGATGATAATAACCCATTGTCATTTCTCTTACTGTCTAGGAAAGCCTTTGTACTATCCCATAGTTTTGCTCTTTTTTCTCTAAGTTCTAATATTTTATTCATGTACATTCCTCCATTATTTTATTAAATTTAATCTCTTATAAAGATTTTCAATTTGAATTCCATTTTGTTCATCTCTCTTTTTATTAGGTAATTTATTTAAAAGTGAGTTAGTGATTGTCATATTGCTAAAAGATGCTCCCTCACTTTCAGGAGAATCTGTATGATTTTCAGAAAATAGTATTTTATCAGCAAACCCAAGTTCAACAGCTTTTTTAGCATTAAACCAAGTTTCATTGTCCATAAAACTAGCTAGTTTTTCTCTTGAAAGCCCTGTTTTTATCTCATAAGCATTTATAATACTTTCTTTAACTTCACTAAGCATTGTAATTACTTTTCCCATTTCTGCAGCATCACCAAAAGCCATAGTCATTGGATTATGAATCATAATAAGTCCAGTTGGTGATATCAGTACTTCTTCACCTGCCATAGCAATAACTGAAGCTGCACTAGCTGCTATTCCATCAATTTTCACTGTAACTTTTCCTTTATAGTCCATCAGCATATTATAAATTTGACTTGCTGCAAATACACATCCACCTGGAGAGTTTACCCAAACTATAATGTCCCCATCTCCTGAATAGAGTTCTTGTTTAAATAGTTTTGGGCTAACTTCATCTCCATACCAGGTTTCATCCGATATTTCTCCATTAAGAAAAATAGTTCTGCTATCATCATTGTTAAGCCAATTCCAAAACTTCCGTTTCACTCTCTATCACATCTCCTTTATTAGATTTCATTTAAAAAAGCATACATTCCAAATAGCTCTGTAGCCTTTTGGTTGTATGCTTTTGCTGCTTCCTTAGCAGAATCAAATAACCCAATATAATTTTGTTTTCCTTCAAATACAATTGTAGATTGGTACTTTCTAACCTTTTTATTAAAGTATACACCTTTATATCCAGAAGTATTATCTGCTCTTATAGGTCTACTAAAGCTATTTTGTTGATGTGTAGCAAATCGTAAATTTGCTATTCTGTTATCAGATGGATTGTTATTTATATGATCTATCTCTAATTTTGTTTTTCCCATTATAAGATTGTGTAGTCTCAATATTTTACCATTAATATTTGTCTTAACACAGCCTCTTTCATCAACATACCAACTATATTTTTTTACCATATCAAAGAATTTAGTATCAAAAATAAAACTTTCATCATTTGCTGTATTTCCTATAATAATTTCATCTTTCATTGTAAAAGTATTAATAGAGCATTTACCACAACTTCGAGTATGTCCACTTCTTAAATTACAACTTCTAACTTTTATAGCATTACCACACTCACACATACAAAGCCACAAAACGCTTCCATTATTTGCTGTTCCACATCTTTTAACTACAGTAAGTTTGTTAAAGCACATATTTTTTAAATCTAAAAATGTCCCATAATATCACTTTCCTTCATCGTATTTTTGTGTCCATGCCCCAACTGATTTTAAAGGAACCATATTCCCATTAGTTCTATAAAGATTTCCTCCTAACTCATCAGGAATATCATTCATATCTTCAAGTTTTCTAATATCATTAGTAGATAAAAAGCCATTCTGGACACCTATTGCATATCCATTCATTCTGCTTACATAATCTCCACGTAATAATGAATCTACATTGAACTTAACAAAGTATTGTTTCTTTTCACTTTCAGTAAACAAGGCTCGTTTAATTGCTTGCTCCCACCTAACAACCCAAGGATCTAGTGTGTACATAACAAACTCAAGTGATTGTTGTTCAATATTGGAAAAACTTGATTTATCTAAATCTCCAATCATATGAGGTGGGATTCTAAATATTCTAGCTATCTCGTTTAATTGAAACTTTCTTGTTTGCAAAAACTGTGCTTGCTCTGGTGGAATACCTATACTTTGAAACTTCATTCCTTCTTCTAAAACTGCAACTCTATGTGCATTTTTAGTTCCTTGATATACACTATTCCAACTTTCTCTAACCCTAGCTGGGTCCTTTACTATTCCTGGATGTTCAAGAACTCCACCTGGATTTGCACCATTTGCAAAGAAACTAGCTCCATATTCTTCAGTTGCTATTGCCATACCTATTGCATTTTTAGCCATAGCTATTGGAGAATAACCAATTAAACCATCAAATCCAAGACCAGGAATGTGTAAAACTTCATCACTCCTAAGAGTGTAATCCTGTCCTTCCTTGCAATAAACATAGTATATTTCACCATTATCAGCTCTTTTTACAGACATTATATTAGGCATTAGTGGATATAGAGCTGTAACTTTGCCTCTGCCATCCCTTATAATCTGGGCATAGGCATTTCCCCATAATAAAAGATGACCCATAAGTGTTTCTCTAAACACAAATGAGGTCATCTCAGGATTTGGTTCATCTGCAAGGAGATGATATATCTGATGGTCTGAAGCTTTCTCCTTACCAGTTTCAGTGTATCTATAAGTATGAAGTGGCAGTGAAGCTATTGTTTCAGCAAGTATCCTAACACAAGCATAAACTGCAGTAGTTTGCATTGCTGTTTTTTCATTTACAGTTTTTCCACTTGTAGTACTTCCAAAGAGAAAACTATAAGTGCTACACCAAAAACTATTCTTAGGACCTGCTCTAGGCTCCCGAAGTCTTGATATTATTGGTATTTTCATTGTGGTTACCTCCTAAAAATGGGTAAAAAAAGTACTCTATAATGAGTACTTTTTTTATAGATTATTCATTTTATATCCCATTCATACATTTCCAAATCGTGGTTGACTGCCCAAACTTGTGCATGCCAAGGATATTTTCTATTTATTATAGGTGATTTGAGTCTTACGGCATATGGCTTTCTGCTTAATTTTTTTAACGTCATTCAATACTGATTGAATTGCTTTATCATATTCATATTTATTTCCAATGCTATTACCGCCCCAAGCAATAATTAAATTACATACTTTTTCAAGTAATAAATTTAAAAACTCATTATTTTTCTTCATAATTTTGTTGAAGTTCGTTGAATTAATAAATTCTTTTACTCCTGATGGATTAGTAGAATAGTATGGAAATAAATTCATAATATATACTTTACTATATTTATTATGACAAAATTTAAGCACATTATTAATTGTATGATCTGATAGTATCTGCCTTACTCGGATTCTTCAATATTACAAGTACACTCTTGTTATTATTAGTATTTAGGTAAGGTACACTTAATACATATCTAAATCTGCCAGATACCTCAATAGTAATATTGTTAGTATCAACATACTCAGGATATCTATAAACTATTTTCCTACTCATTTTCTATCTCAACGTTATCCGGACTATCAAAAAAGTAAGTTGCACTTTTAATATTATTAACTCTTACAGATATACTCTTCTGGTTTTTATATCCAAATACAAATTTAA